GGGCCGCGCAGGATCAGAAGGGCCTCGGTCACGACGCCACCCGGATGTCGATGGCGATGCCGGCCTCAATGAGGCTATGAAACCAGCCGGTCAGCCGGTCACCCGGCGTCTCGGTCGCGACCTTCTCCCAGCCCCACTGGATGGCGCCGTAGTAGGTGAACGGCGTCCAGACGTGGGTGGCAGGGCACATGCCGAGGACCAGGGACATGGGGCCCCTGATGACAGCGCGCCAGTACAAGCGGCCCATGGCGAGCGGCTCCGGCACGAGCACGTAGCCGTCGTCGCCGTGCTGGGTGAACACGAGGTCGTGGTAGATGGTCTCCATCACTCCTCCTCGAGCACCAGCTTGGCGAAGGCGACCCAGCTGTTGCCGGGGAGCAGCTCGACGCCGAGCACCTTGTAGATCTTGTCTGCATCGTCCGGGTCGAAGGCGTAGACGTACTTGCCCTGGGCCAGGAAGCCCTCGACGAGCTGGCAGGTGGCCCGCCCCAGGGCCTCGACACCGTCTCCGGGCAGGGGCACCACGATGCCGTGGTAGTGGGGGTTGCCCGCCCAGTCTTCCCCCTCGATGCAGCGCCGGAGCCAGGGCTTCCAGCCCCCCGCAGCAGCGGCATGCTCCTTGAAGTCGTCCCGGCTGAGCCGGAGCCAGGTCTCCCAGTCGGCGACCTGAAGGAGAGGGGCCACGACCGCCTGCCAGCGCTGGAGGTCGTCGTCCTTGGCGTTCTTGGCGTGCGCCAGCAGCCAGCGTGCTTGATCCATGCTCTCTCCCTTATGACCACCATGGTAACAGCCACCTTGGCCACCGTCAACGCTTAAATGTCTTTTAGGGTGCGTCCTACGGCTGCTTCGGCGCTGACGACCACATTCCACCCCGGCAAGTTGATGGTCATGCACTCCTCGAGCATGCAGCGCTTCCGCTCCAGCTCGGGGGGCAGCTCCTCCCCCTTCTTGGGCGCCCAGTCGGGGGGGAAGCCCTTGGGCAGGGGCACCTCGACGGCGATGGAGTCGTGGCACTGGTGGACCATCCCGGTCCCGGGCCCGTGCTCCTCGAAGGGGAAGGCCCCGATGACTCGGTGCTCGGCGAGGCGCATCAGGGACGCCTCGGCGGCCAGGATGGGGTAGTTCACCACCTCGTTGAGCTTGCCCTCGGACAGGCCGCCGCTGCGGCGGTGCATCACGGGCTCCTCGAGCCACCCCTGCCGCTGGTAGAGCTTGTCCATGGCCTTCCACGCCTTCTGCCACTCAGGCTCAGCCCGCATCCAGCGACGGCGGAACAGCTCGACCTCTCGGAGCCGCATGCCCAGGTAGGGCAGCTTGCCCTCCTCCTGCTCGGTGGAGGTCAGCACTTGGTGGATCGTCTTGGCGTCGGCGGCGTAGATGGAGGCGTAGCGGAAGGTCTTGGTCACGTCCCGCATGGCGACCGCCGCCCCGCCCGCGGGCTTGGACTTCAAGGTGAAGCCCTCGGCCCACCCATCCGCCTGGACGAAGCGGTCCTTGAAGAGCGCCAGGGCCAGTGCGTTGTGCGGATCGAGCCCGTCCATGAAGCCCTGCACCAGCACCGGGATCTGCCAGTAGTTGGCGATGATGCGGAGGTGGGCCTGGTCCAGGTCGGCTCCGATGAGGATGTTCCCCGGAGCTGCGGAGAAGATGCGCTTCAGCTTGCCCAAACCCGCCTTTCGAGCTACGTTCTGGACGTTCGGGCCACTGCTCGACAGCCGCCCTACGCTCGTCGTGTGGGCGTTCCACGTACTCCTGACCCGGCCGTCGTCCCAGACGAGCCCGCGCTTGCCGTCGAGGCGGCGCATGCGCATCGGGATGAGCAGGGTCCCCAGCACCTTGTTCGCCTCCCGGCGGAACAGGCGCAGCTCCCTGATGAAGGTCGCCCGGTCACCTTCGACCCGTCCACCTGCGAGCAGGGCCCGAAGCACCTTGTCCCCCGTGGAGGGGAGCCCCGTCTCGGTGTAGAAGTCTCTCGGGTCGAGGCCCTCGGGGATGCCCAGGTCCCAGGTGCCGAAGAACAGGTCCCGGATCTGGTCCCCGGAGCCCGGGTTCGCGAACCAAGTCGCGCCCAGGCCCTGAGCCATGTCGAGCAGCTTCGCTCGACGACGGCGGACGCTCAGCTCGTACTGCGCCTCCAGCTCGAAGCGCATCTTCTGGTCGATGTAGAGGCCCTGCTTGTGCAGGTTGACGCACATGTCCTGGGTCATGTGGTCGACGGCGTCGAGGTTGAGCGCCTGCCCCTCTTCCCCCTTCGCCTCGACCCAGTCGGGCAGGGGGCGGTAGGCTCCTCGCTCGTGGGCTACGCGCACCAGGGGGGCGACGATGCGCACGTTCACCGTGGCGTCGATGATGTTGTAGCGGAGCAGCTCGTCGTTGTTGGTCACCCCGGTGGCGATGCTGTCGCCCTTCTCGTTGGTCTCCCACCTGTCCACGTCGGTGAGCAGGGAGCCGATGGTCTTCAGCCCCTTCGGGAGGTCGGGAGCCCGGGTGCGGGTTGGGAAGAGGGTGTCGAAGAGCGGGGCCGGGGTCACGCCCAGGTGATCCTCGATGACCATCCGGTCGTAGTACCCGGCGTTGTGGCCGACCCACAACCGCCCGTCGATGAAGGCCTGCTGCAGGAGCCAGATGATCTCGCGCTCGGTCTCGGGGTCGTAGTAGGGGCGACCGTCGGTGTAGCGCAGGGTGATGCCGACCGCGCGCGCCTTCTGCACGACGGGCCTGCCCTCTTCGGGCTTGGCCACCTTGCCGCCTTCGCCCATGTCGGGGATGGCGATGGCGATGGTGCGCAGGGTGCAGCGCATCGCCTCGATGCCCGTCCACCCATCACGCCCAGCGGTCTCGACGTCGTAGGCCCAGAAGGGAGCGGGCTGCTCGAGCCACTCCTTCAGCTCCCCGGGCTCGGGCCGCCACAGCACGTCGGGCTTGGTCCACCGCAGCTCGTTGCGGAACCAGCGCATCGCCTTGCCCACGTCGAGCCGGATGACCGGCTTCCAGGCCGGAGCACGCAGCCCGAAGGAGGGGTGCAGGATGGGGAAGACCCGACGCTCGATGCGCTCGGGGTCCTGGGTCCAGCACCAGTCGACATCGACGCCCAGGGGACCACCCCGCAGCTTCTGGATGCCCTCTTGTCGATGGGTCAGGGCCTTGGTGGCGACCTTGCCCAGGGTGAGGATGTTGACGTACTCGGTCAGCTCGTTGAGCAGCCGGGGGCGGCAGCACTCCTCGGGGTGGGGGTAGGGCTTCTTGCCCGCCTTGAGCTGCTGCTTGTTGAGCCGCTCGAGGTGCTTGGTCATGCGCAGCCAGGCTCCGGAGGATGCCCCGGGCGGCTTGCAGGCGATGACGTTGAAGAGGTCGACGTGGGGACGCCGGTAGCCCACTGCTACGAGGGTCTCGTTCCAGGCGAGACCGCCTCGCCCGACAAGAGGTCGGCCCTGCTCGACCTCTTCTATGCCCGGCGACTCGGCAACAGCGGCAACGACAGCTCCATCATGCAGCTCAGGGCCAACAGGAGCATAGGGCTCAACGTTGCGAAGGACTCCCTTGGGGCCCAGGGGGCAGCGGTGGCACTGCGCGCCAGAGGCGCACGGGTTGTACGACATCAGGCGCTCCAGCATGCACCAGGTGGGCCCGCCTCCCCCAGGGAGGGCTGGAGGGGGAAGCGAGCCCGGGGCATCGCGGCGACAAGGGAGAAGCGCAGCGTGCCCCTGGGGGGGACGTGATCAGGAGGTGGCAGCGACCGCGGGCGGGGGCGGGAGCTTCACGCCACCACCGTTGCTCGGCTTGCCGGCACCGTTCGCCTTGGCAGCGACCTTGCCCGGGTTGTTCACCGGGGTGTCGTTGCCGGCACCCGCGATGGACGGCTTGCGTCCCTCGGCGATGTGCTTGTCGAACACGCTCTTGGGCAGCGGCATCTGCAGCTCACCGTACTGAGCGCCCAGGTCGTCGGCGCTGTGCCACTCGACGTGGATGGTCTTGCCGACGAGCCAGTCGTCGGAGACGCCGTCCTTCATCTGCTCGTTGGTGAAGCCAGCGGAGATGAACCAGGACTTGGTCGCGCCGACCATGCCCCGGACCTGCTTGTCGGAGAGGCCGGGCAGCTGGTTGCCGTTCGAGTCGAAGGGGACGTTCATCCAGCCGAAGCAGCTGAAGCCCGTCTCGAAGGTGACGAAGACCTGCCGGCTCGAGGCCTTGCTCTTGTGCGGCTTGATCTCGTCGATCGTCGCCGTGTAGTAGCCGGTCGCCGGGGGCGGCGAGCCGAAGGCTGCGGTCTTGGTGATCACGTCACCGGGAATCATGAAGGTCGCCATGGGGGTTCTCCCTTTCTCAGGCGGTTGGTGGGGGTGGCGGTGCCGCCGTCGCAGCGGCCCTACCGTTCACGGTCGCGCTTGTCGAGAAGTCGAAGAGACCCCTCTCCCGTCGCTTGCGTAGCATAGCACGGGCGATGCCATCCTGGCAAGCCCATCGTACATGAAGTTCGTGTCCGAGATCGCGCTTCGAGATGTCCTGCGCGATCGCCTGGGGGGCTTCTCCCGCCAGCATTCGGCAGGCCACCTCATCGGCCACCTCATCCTGCCACTCGAGCCCCTGGAGGCGGGGCGGCTGATAACCACCTCGGCTTGCCCGGAGGATCTCGCGCAGGTTGCGGGGGGTGGTGTCCCAACACACCCCGGTGCGGTCCCCGGTGACCCACTGGGGGTCTTCCACATCGACGTAGTACGCAGCTCGGAGCCACGGGTCGGGCGAGTCGGGGTTGAGCACGGCGCGCACGTTGATGTCGCACCACGAGGGGATGGTCTCCACCTGGTTCCGGCTCGGCACGTCGGGCCCGCCGGGGGAGAACTGGTCCATGGCGTTGGTGCCCGCTCCACGCTCGTGGAAGGTCATCACCACGTGCAGTCCGATGTGACGGGCCTTCCCCGCCAGCTGGAGCAGGTGCCTGTTCAGCTGCTGGTAGGGGTAGAAGCGGTCCTTCTTGCCGCTCCGCCCCTTGGGCGCGTTGTCCTCCCACTCGAGCATGGACTGCTTGCAGATGTGGGTGGCGTCGTCGATGATCAGCGCCCCGTAGGAGTCCTGCAGGTTCTGCGCCTCGATCTGGTCGAGCAGCAGGATCAGCTCGGGCAGGGTCTGGGGCGGCTCGGGGTGGATGGCAGGCGCGAAGCCCAGCACGTCCTGAGCGATGAAGTTCAGGTTGCTGGGCACCCCGACGCACAAGGCGGTGGGGAACGCAGCGATGGCGTCGGCGGTCTTGCCGCGCTTGGGCTTGCCGTAGATGACGGCCAGGATGGGGGGCGCGATGCTCATCGAAGGGTCTCCAGTCCGCGCTTGCCGAA